GAGACATCTCCGGCAGAAAAACAGATATTGTGACATGGAAAAAGCGGGAACATCATGTAGATGTTCCCGCTTTTTCGGCTTTTTCCGAAGAGCTCGGGAGAATATCCCCGGCACATAAACCGCCGTCTGCAAGGTAAAATAAGGAGGATCTTTTGTTGAGGAGGTCTGCAAATGTCTGAACTTACGATTTCCAGTGAACGACTCACAGCCTTTGCTGCGCACCTGCGTGCCGAGGAGCGCAGCCCCGGCACCATCGAGAATTACCTGCGCCACATCCGGGCATTCGCCGTCTGGCTGGACGGCTCTCCGGTGACAAAGGAGACGGCGGCAGCCTGGAAAGAGCATCTGCTTACGCAGGACTATGCGCCGGCAACGGTCAATGCCATGCTGGCGGCGCTCAACGGCCTGTTTCACTTTCTGGGCTGGGACGGGTGCCGGGTAAAATTTCTGAGAGTCCAGCGCCGGCTGTTCCGGGACGCGGGCCGGGAGCTGACACGTCCGGAGTACGAACGTCTGATGGAGACGGCCCGTTCCAGAGGACAGGAGCGGCTGGCGCTGCTTATGGAGACGATCTGCGCTACCGGCATCCGTGTCTCCGAAGTGCAGTATATCACCATGGAGGCAGCAAAACGGGGCCGGACGGATATCTTTTTAAAAGGGAAAATCCGAACCATCCTCCTGCCGGAAAAACTTTGCCGGAAGCTGCTGAAATACGCGCAAAAACACAAAACCGCTTCTGGTGAGATCTTTCTCACCAGAAGCGGAAGAAGCTTGAGCCGCCGTCAGATCTGGGCGGAGATGAAACAGCTGTGCAGATACGCAGGAGTGGAGCCGGGAAAAGTATTCCCGCACAATTTTCGGCATCTCTTTGCCACGATCTTCTACCGGGCCTGTAAGGATATTGTTCGATTGGCCGATGTGCTGGGCCACAGCTCCATCGAAACCACACGCATTTATCTGACGACCTCCGGTGCGGAGCACGCACAGCAACTAAACAGGCTGGGATTGATTTTATAGGACATAATTTATATTTTGACCATATAAAACATCTGGCTCTGCACAGTTTGCACTGTGAGAAAGAAAAAGTGCCACGCCAGCAGCGCCTTCCAGGCACTGATGGGTATGAAAAGAAAAGCCGCAATCTTTCTCATTTTTGCGGCTCTTTTTTGTGTGTCAAAAGACGGGATGGGTCTTGTGTTTCAAAATGCCAGATGGTATAATATTATTATCTATACAGTAAGTAAAGATATTTATTTTCGCTTTTATATTGTCAAAATATAAATTTTGACATAAAAATATTCTAAAGAGAAAAGGATCGAACAGACGCTGACCCGTGACACCCGGACAGCGCGCTAGACAGATACGGTGTCCAAGAAAACTCAGTAATCCACAGCGGACGAATCTGCGGTCTGCTTTCGTCTGCTGCTGGAGCATTTCCAGGAGCGGTCGCTAAATGAACCGCTTATCGTCAGTTGGGAGGAGGTGATGGGACATGCTCTGTGATTTTCCTGTTCGCAGTGTTTACAGGCGGTCTCCGGAGCGGGAGCCGCCTGTAAAGCGGCTGTGTCATTGTGCGTTCTGAACCTGAAGCGCAGGGGTTATAAAGAAGTTATAAAAGGAGGAAACGAGAAAATGAAGAGAAAGTTGCTGTCTGTTCTGATGGCGCTCTGTCTAATACTGACGTTGCTTCCTACGGCAGTGTTTGCAGAGGAACTCACACCTCCGGAAGAATCCGGAGAACAGCAGGAAGAGCAGATCAAGGAGCCTTCGACTCCTGAAAAGGAGCCAGACGATCCGGAGAAAGAGCAGGAGGGAGAAGAGGACCTTCAGCCCAGTGACGGGGATCCGGAACTGCCCGCCGGTGACGGAGAGGATGAAAGGGATCCGCAGACGCCGGAAGACGGTGTACAGGACCCCACCGGGGAGGAAATCCCTGAAAATGGCAGCACCTCTGTGCCGAATGAGGTGCCGCTTCAGGAGATCATTCTTCTGGAGGAGTCCGCCGTTACCATGGAACAGAACGGCGGGACGACGGAATATGACTCCGTCAGTGCGGCCATCGACGCTACGCAAGCGTATAACAAAGACACCAACAAAGGGCTGTACACCATTACACTGAATGAGAACTTGGCTGAAGACGTGGTGATCCCGGAAGGCCGGTATATCAAAATCGACCTGAACGGCCACACCCTGACCAATAAGGAAAGTCATACGATCTTCAACAACAGCACCCGGATTACCATTGTGGATACCTCCGCGGAGAAGACCGGCGTGGTGGATAACATCAGCCATGGCAGGGGTGCGGTGTACAACAACATCAATGCGGCCATCACCCTGCAGGGCGGCACCTATACCCGCTCTCAGGAGGCCAGTACCGGCAGCGACGCAAGCGGCAGCAACAGCTGGTATGTGTTGAAGAATTTCGGCACCATGACCATCAAAGATGGCGTCACGGTGAAGTTTTCTGATAGCAACTCCGGCCTCTATTCCAGCCTGATCGGCAATGGCTGGCAGAACAGCTCCGCAGCGGAAAATGGCTCCAATGGTGAGCCCCAGCCCAGCGCGGGCGGGAATCAAGCCAAGCTGACCATCAACGGCGGCACCTTTACCGGCGGCCAGATCACAGTAAAGAATGACGATTACGGAGAGCTGACCATTACCGGCGGCAACTTCACGCAGCCCGGCGAGAATCGCTATGCCGTATATAATGCCAACACGGCAACGATCTCCGGCGGCACATTTACCGCCGAGAGCACGGTTGTGGGCTCTGACTACTTTGCAGGCGAGGCCAACACCGGCAAGCTGACCATTTCGAAAGGAACATTCACCAGTGAGAGCAGCGGAACCGCCATTTCCATGGGTGCCGGCGCGGATCTCACGCTCACCGGCGGTACCTTCCAGACGCAGGGCGACGGCTCTTCGTACGTAATCAGTCTGGCAGAAACAGCCACAGCAGAAATTTCCGGCGGCAGCTTCCCCGGCGCCGAGGCGGCGCGGGTTGTCAACAGTTCCGACGCCTTCAGGGATGGCTACGGCGTGGTGAAAAATCCCGACGGTTCCCTCTCTGTTGGAGTGAAAGACGAGTCCGCCGAGGCGGTCGTGATTGCCCGGGATGGGAGCAGAACCAACTACCTGACGTTGAGTGCGGCTGCGAAAGCAGCGCCTGCCGGCAGCACCGTCCAGCTGCAGAAAAGTCTCGTGCTCACCTCCGGCATCAGTACTGTAAATTATGGTGTGACCATTGATCTCAATGGCTATGATATTGACGGCACGGCAGTTACCAGCAGTGACGGCGCAGTGGCATTGAAGACGAATTACAGCAGTAAGCCGGTTGACGGCGTGGACTCCACTATGCGGCTCATCAACTCGGTTTCCGGGCAGGGCGGCACCATTCAGGCGAAGCTGCCTGTCAGCGTGAAATCCGGGAACAGTACGATTCCGCTGCCCGCCGAAATCGGCGCCGGCGTGACACTTGAGGTTCTGGAGGGCGGCACGGATGCTGTCAAGCTGGACAGCAGCGCGTATCTCCTATACAGCGAAACTGCGGCGGACTATATTGCCAACGGCGGCTTCCGGGTGAGCGTCGGCGGTGTCGACCGCATTTATGGCAGCTATGCCAATGCGGTGAGCGCTGCCGGGGACAATGCCGTCGTGACGCTGCTGCACGATTATACCGGAAGTGACAAGATCTATTCCGGCAGCCGCAGCGGCACGCTGAATCTTGCCGGCAGAACGTATACTTACACAGGCTCAGACTCGATTGTAGATGTCAATTATGAGAATGTCGGACTCACCATCCAGAACGGCACCCTGGAGGGGACAAGCCCTGAGGCAGATGGAGCTCGGGTGCTGTACAGCAACAGCTCCCTCACCCTGGAAGGTATTACCGTCGGCGTTGAGGGAGAAGATATCTACGGCATCGTCACCAACGGCACCAATGTGAAGAACGCCATTGCCCTGAAGAACAGCACCCTCAACGTGCCCTATGGGAACGGCATCTACTTCCCCAGCACCGGGACGGTGACCATCGAAAACTCCATCATCAACGCCAAGTATGTGGGTGTGCAGATGTGCGCCGGCAGTCTGGCAGTACGGGGAGCGCAGACGGCCATCACAGTAACAGGGCGGCATGAAAACAAAACTGGAGATGACGGCGTCATCGGCGACGGCGCTGCCATCTCGATTGTGGAGCGGGAGGGCTATCAGGACCTGGGCACCGTCACCATTGAGGACGGAACCTTCCAATCTGCAGAAAGTGTTGATGCGGTCAAGGCCTACGCCTTCAATAATGCAAATAAGACGGAAGAAGCATGGCCCACTGCCGGCGAGGTAGTTTCTGTCTCCGGCGGCACGTTCTCCGCCGAAGTGCCGGAGGCCTTGTGCCAGGACGGCTATGTGGCGGTCAAGGATGAGAACGGCAGCTTTGTGGTGGGGAAAGATCCCGCCAAGACCTTTGTGGCGCAGATAGGCGACAGGGAGTTCACCACGATCCAGGGAGCCATTGATGCGGCCGGCTCCGGTGACACGGTTCGGATCAAACCCGGGACCTATGCCGACGATCTCACAATCAGCAAGAAGATCACGCTGCTTGGCAGCGGCGCGGACGAAGCCGGCACGATCCTGACGGGAACGGTCAGTGTTGCCGCGGATGGCGTCACACTGGATGGCATCTGGTTCCAGCAGACCTATTCTGAGCAGGACTCTAAGGACCAGGGGGCCTGCAAATTAAAAACCACGGAAACGGGAACAAATCTTACCATCCAAAACTGCATTGTTCAGCGGATGACCGGCACTGCAATTCCCTATGGCGCCATTGTTCATTACGGCGCCGCCGAAGGAACCCTGACTCTGAAAAACACGGAATTGATCGCCCCTGTTGCCGGGACCGCAGACGAAATCAACAGTGCGTCTCCTTCTGTGATCGGCGTTGCTGCTTGGGCGCAAACCGGCGAGAATATCGACGAAGCGTGGAAGCTGGTTGTAACAGACTGTACCATCCGTACCAACGGATTTGCGGTGTTTGACCGTTGGAACAACGCCACCTATACCAATACGACCTTCACCGGACTGGAAGGCGTGGAGGGACTCGATGACATCGAGGTCAAAACGTGCTATATGGCGCTCAATAATCCCCATGCAAATGATGTGACATACGATCATTGCACCTTCCGGAACATGCGCAGCTGGGGAATGCTGGTTGCAGGCGAAGAGCTCACGGTGACAGACTGCACCTTTGATGGAACAAACCAGTCCCGTGCGATCTCTGTGGCCTATGGTACAATTGACAAGTGTACGATTACGGGGAACACCTTTGATCTGAGCGGCAGCGGCAGCGGAATTATGTTCAGCGGCGCGGTGACCGAAACCTCCACAATCACAGTTGCGGACAACACATTCAAAAACTGCAGCCAGGAGGGCGGATACTGCGTCAATAATACCGGCGCTGTGGAAGGAGAGCAGGTTGCTCCGATCTCGGTCACAGGATCCACCTTTATCGACTGTGCGAACAAGTATCTGAACCAGGTAAATGTGGAGGAAGCCGCAGCCTCTGATACCGCTTACGTGGTGTCCGGAAACACGGAGACGTACTACGAGACGCTGGCAGAGGCGATCTCCTCCGCGCCCGTGGGTTCGGCCGTGTATCTGCTGAAGGACATCAGTGAAACGGTCTCCGTCTCCAAGAACATCTCTATTTACACAAACGGCCATGCTTTCAGTGCGGCGAATATCCAATGTGCCGCAAACTACTATGTGCGGCAGATCTCGGGAGGGTATGAGGTTTATTATTCTGCCCCATCTACCGGCTCCGGCGGCTCTGACAGCGATCCCAGTTACGCCCCCATCCTGAATGTCGGCAGCGGCGGCAGCGTAAAGGTGAATCCCCGGACTCCCGAGGAGGGCGACAAGGTGACCATCACCCCGGATCCCGACAGCGGTTATGGGGTGGACGAGGTCATCGTCACCGACCGGAATGGCCGGGAGATCGACGTCACCGCCAATCGGGACGGCACCTATACCTTTGAACAGCCCCGCGGCCGGGTGACCATCGAAGTCACCTTCGCCCGCACTGGGGAGAACGCCTTCTTTGCCGACGTACCGGAGACCTTCTGGGCCTACGATGAGATTGTCTGGGCCTATGACAACGGCTACGTCAACGGCACCACGGCTACGACGTTCAGCCCCAACGGCAGCATCACCCGCCAGCAGGTGTGGATGATCCTGGCGCGGCTCAGCGGAAAGTCTCCCGCCAACATGGCAGAGGCACGCACCTGGGCCATGGACAACGGCATCTCCGACGGTACCAACCCCGGTGCGGCGGTGACCCGGCAGCAGCTGGTGGCCCTGCTGTACCGCTTTGCGGAACTGCGGAATTATGCCAACGGCCAGCGGGCCGATCTGAGCGCCTATCCGGATGCCGGCAGCGTGGCGGGGTACGCAGTGGAACCCCTGCAGTGGTCCGTGGCCAACGGCATCGTGGGCGGCACCAGCGCAGGGACGCTGAACCCCGCTGGAACAGCCACCCGCGCCCAGTTCGCGGTGATCCTTTATCGCTTCTGGAATCAGGTGGCCTGAGACAAAGCAGAATAAGACAGCAGGGCGGAGAAATCCGCCCTGCTGCTTTTTTGAAAAAGAGAACCACCGGCAAAACCGATGGTTCCAAAAAGCTTTAGCCATGCCGAAAAAATATCCTCCTTTGGTAGAACAATGGAGGTCTGCCAACTGCTACAAGAACCAAAGGAGGAAATTGTGTGAGTACAAGGGGACAGAAATTATAGAGGAGAGGCGTACAAAGATCATGTTCACATATTGGCAGGTATCCCGCCCAAGTACAGCGTTTCACAGATTATGGGGTGTTGAAAGGGGAAAAATAGTCTGATGATCTATGAAAGTATGCGAACATGAGATAAATATGGAAACCGGCATTTCTGGCGTAGGGGATATGACGGCGCGAAGGCGGACCACATCTTCAACGGAACAGGGGATCAAGAATCGTACTGATGGAGAAGGGGCGCACCTATATATCGGATACCGGATATAGATTGCTGTTCAAAAGGGAGCAATGCGGATACTATCTCCCTATATACAGATGGTTCCAAAACCAGCCGGAACTGCTGCCCATATTCCGCCGGAGAGGGATGAGAGGCAGGGCCTGAACCATGCGGCAAGACCGGATCGGCCGATTGCCTTTTCCGGAAGGACTCTGTGCATCTTCTGCGGCCGGGGCAACAGACTAGGGATTGGGGGAAAGATCATGCTTGTTATGCAAACTCCATCTGCGTCTCAGACAGGAAACACAGATGGAGCTGTTTCATTCGGCGGCACTACTTTTTCAGATTCCCCGTTGCCGGGTTGTCGATCAACCTGCCCTCCTCTGTAAAACGGGAGCCGTGGCAGGGGCAATCCCCCGTGTGCTCCTGCGGGTTCCATTTCAACGCGCAGCCGAGATGGGGACAACGCTTGGCGGAAGGGGTCAGAAGGTTGACCACGGCCTCGAAGCCATTGACCGCCAATTGGGGGCGGAGGATCGTTCTGGAGGGGGAAAACACCTCGGCATAGGGGCTCTGCTTCCCTTGGACAAGATCGCACAGGACCATGGCCGACACCATGGCGGAGGTCATTCCCCACTTGTTGAAACCGGTGGCCACATACAGGTCGGATGTGCTGGCGGAATAGGGGCCGATATAGGGAACGCCGTCCAGAGACATGCAGTCCTGGGTAGCCCAGTGGGATGTCTCCGCGGCCTTGGGATAGTGCCGCTGGGCGAAATCCCGCAGTTCCTGCCAGGCCCCGCCCTGTTTTCCGGTGCGGTGGTCTCCGCCGCCTACCAGCAGCAAATTCTTGTAGTTGCGAAAGGACATGCCCGTCTGGGCCTCGTCCACATACATGCCGTCTACATTCGGGGCGTTTTCCAGGGCAATCACATAGGAGCGGTGCTGATACAGTTTGGCAAAGAAGCTGCCGTGCTTATTCAAAAAGGGAAAGTGGGTGGCTACAATTATTTTGTTTGCCGTGACTTTTCCATAATCCGTAATTGCAGTTGTTCCGACCAGCTCCCGCACCGGCGTGTGCTCGCAGATGTGCAGGCTCTTTGAAATCGCGGCGATCCATTTCAGCGGATGAAACTGGGCCTGGTTTGGATATCGAACTGCTCCGGCCACAGGGAAGGGGAGGGGGAGGCGGTCTGTAAATTCCCCAGGAACCCCCAGTTTTTCCAGGGCATCCAGCTCCCGTTCGATTTTCCGGCGGTCATTCAGAGAGTACACATAGGCGGTCTTTTCTTCAAAGTCGCAGTCCATGCCGCGGCACAGCTCCCGGTACTTCTGAAGGGCCGCTTCATTGGCATCAAGGTACTGTTTGGCCTGGCCAGCTCCAAATTTACGGATCAGCTTGTCATAGATCAGGCCGTGCTGGGAGGTGATTTTGGCGGTGGTGTTTTTGGTGATCCCGCCGCCGATCGTCTCAGCTTCCAAGAGCAGATAGAGGACTCCGGCCTGGTGCAGCAGATATGCACATAAAACCCCCGCTATCCCCCCGCCGATAATCAATACATCGGTCTTTGCATCCTGCTCCAGATGACAAAACCCTGTATGTCCGGACGTCTGTTCCCACAATGACTCCATATACGATCCTCCAAATGCGTAATTTAGAAATAGTGTTCTCCAAATCACGGGAACAATATGTGGAGGTTCGACACGATGGCTCTGGATGGAAGGGCGAGCCAACGGCTCCGATGTACACGCTCACCCTGTACCGACGGAAAGACTCCGCAGATTGAAAGCCGTCATTTGCGCTTCCGCCATCCGGAAATTCCAGATGCAAGGAACAGCACTCAGCCCCAGGCAGACACAGATCTGGACGGCGCATGGGAGATGCTTTTGAAAAATCCGGCCAAAACGCAGCGCAGCGGCGCAAAGGCGGCGTTGTCCTGGAGCCTCATAAAAATTCCTTCCCGAAAAATAGTCTTGTGTTTGTGCTGCCGGTCAGCTTTGCTGTGCTTCCTGCTGCTTGCGGATATGAAAGCGGAGGCAGTCCAGACGCTCCAGCTGCGGCCTGATATACTGAATCGAAAGATGGAAAGCTGTCCCGACACAATCCGCCTCCGCAGCTGTCAATTCTTTGATAACTCTGGCCGGAAGCCCGGGCAATTCCTCTCTGGAGATACAGTGGCTCTATAAAGAGCTGCTGAAAAAGGAGGACGTTCAAAGCAAAGAGAACCGCTGTAAAGCAAAAAGACTTGTATGCAAAACAGTGCGGAATCTTCGCCAAATGCCGTCCCCCGCCATGGAAGTAGAGGCGGAACAGTCGCTCATCCGAACAACCCCGGCCAAGAGCTGCGCACACTGCGAAAGGTGGAGCGCAGGAGGTGAAGGACCTGACACCGGATCAGCTGACAGCGTTTTTTCAGAAGGCCGGGAAAAGCGGCGTGTATGAACGCTGCTACATGGACCTGGACAACCGGCCTGCGGCGGGGAGAGCTGTTGGGATTAAAATGGACAGGCATTGACTTCCAGAGAAAAACGCTCCGTATCCAGCGGCGTATCGCCCGGCAGAACGGGGGAAACGTGAAAACAGTCTCTGGAATGATGGGCCATTACAGCGCCGGATTCACGCTGGACACCTACGCCCACGTCACCAAAGACACCCAGATCCAGGCGGTAAACACGGTCAGCGGCATCCTGACAGCAGCGAGGAACTGATAGTAATGGTAGAAGTAGCCTGAAATTTCACCGGCCTGTGGCGTGATATGGGCAGAGACGAAGCGGGGGAAGGACCGGAGAAAAACAGAGAAGCCTGTGTTCTTAGAGAACACAGGCTTCTTGCTGGTACACTCAGACTCCCCAAAATCGAACCCTGTCGCTTCTTCGGCGGCGGGGTTCTTTTCTACCCGGAAAGTCTTGGTTTTACAAGAGGTTAGGTTATATGCGGTGGTGATTTTATACCCGTCAGGTTCGTCCCACACTGTAACGGAATTAACGAGCAAATCAATGAGCCGCCTGCGGAAATCTTCATCTTCGATATTCCCATATTTGAACTGACTCAGCCAGAATACGATTTGGTCACGGTCAATTCGGTAGACGAATTTTTCCTCAGCTTTGATCTCTTTGTTAAGGGTCTTCTTCTCATGTTCGAGTTGGACAAGGCGGTTCATCAATGTTTCAGAAGCAATACCCTTTTCGATGGCGGCGGTGATATTCGTGATTGACTTTTCGACCTCTGACAGTTGAGCGGTCAACTGCGGAATGTGCGTGTCGTTTATCAAATCCTGTTCGCTCTGTCGGATTGCCATGTCTGCGATTTCATCAATGAGCTGATCGGTCAAAAGGTTAAGAGCGTCACGGGCTACTATCCCTTCGATGTAATCTTTTTTCAAAGGCCGCTTGTCACACCCAAGTTTCCTCTTTTTCGTGTAGCAGGAATAGTAGTGATAGACCTTGCCGTGTCTACCGGCTCCGCTTTCACCGTTCATAGAAGCCCCACAATGACCGCAGAACAGTTTTCCAGACAAGAGGTAATCCACCTTAGCCTTGCCCCTTGCTGGGGCTGTGGCGGTCTTAGAAAGACGCCGCTGTACCGTTTCAAATAGCTCCTTGTCAATGATGGCTGGAATACCATTTTCAATCACAATATCCTTGTAGGTATAAGTGCCAATGTAACGAGTATTACGGAACATGGCCTTAAAGCTGCTACGGTTGAACTCCGTATTTTTGGCAGTCTTATATCCGGCAGAATTAAACTTTCGGCAAATAGCAGCAACGCTTTCACCATTGGCGTAAAGAGAGAACGCTTCTTGAACGATGTGGGCGGTGTCAGGGTCAACAACCAGCTTATGATTTTCTACCTTGTATCCGAGGGGGATATGACCGCCTACGCTGTGGCACTTCAAGGCAGACTCACGCATACCTCTCGTGACCTTCTGTGACAGCTCGGCAGAGAAAAATTCAGCCATACCCTCTAACACAGACTCCAAGATGATACTTTCAGGGCTGTCGGTGAGATGTTCTGTGGCGGAGAGGACTTTCACGCCGTTCTTCCGCAGACGCATTTTCATAATCGCACTGTCATTTCGGTTACGAGCAAAACGGTCGAGCTTCCAGACGATGACATATTCCCAATTCTGCTTTGCACTATCCGAAATCATTTCCATGAGGTGAACCCGCTTTTCCACATCTTTACGAGCGGTCGTTGCTCGGTCAACATAGATGGCTACAATGCGGTAGTGGTTTGCTTTACAGAAGGTGCGGCAGTCACGAAGCTGTCCTTCAATGGATTGGTCACTTTGGCCCGTGGAGCTATACCGAAGATAGAGAGCAACATCTTGATCTCCGTTGTAGAGCGTATATGGGTCTTCCTGAAATTGAGAGATTTCTTCCTCTGTTAAACAGGAGAGGTCGATTGGAAATTTTTTCATGCAAATCTCCTTTTTAACTCCATGACTCTACCGACAAAGCGCAATCGTCCAATTTCAACACCGCCAAAAACACGGGGAGGATAGTGTGGATTAAAAGAGCGAAGGGTCACAGTATCTTCATCAATGCTGATTTTCTTAACAAATCCTTCTTCGTCATCAACAATAACAACCATAAGAGTATCTGTTTCAGGGGGTGTATCCTTTTTAACCAGCACTAAATCGTGATCGTCTAAGACTGGCGACATACTATCCCCGTCAACTTGTAACCAGAAACAATCGTCACAGTCATATTCGGGGTCAACTTGTTCATACCCCAATGCTTCTTGCTGAGCGATGACACCTTTTCCTGCGGACGCATGACCGAAAATAGGTCGCTTGCAATTCTTTTCATAAGGTTCGGTGGTCAAACCAACAGAGGACAAGTGAAAGAGAGGGTCGTCAGTTTCACCTTTCAAATACTCAGCCGTTGTTCCAAGATTGATAGCGAGAGTTTTCAAGTCTTCATTTGAAATCATGCGGTCAGGCTTTTTATCTACATCATTCAAATAATATTTGGGGCGGTTGATAAGTTTGCAAATATAGGTGACGCTTTTCCCTTGTTGTTTAGCTAAATCTCTAATACGACTTGTGTTCATAAATACCTCCTTCAAAAAATATCCTACTTTTTTAGGATTTGCTATTGACAATCCTACAAAGGTAGGATATACTTTGGATTGTGAACAAGAGATTTTGACAACAAAAACCTGACCCCCGAAAGGTTTTCTTTTTTTTTCGGCGGTTGCTGTGGTCAATGGTTTAATTGTTTGGCAAATAAATTGTACCATTACGCCCACCGGTTGTCAATAAATATTGTTCTCAATCCAAAGAAAGGAGAGGTTTTGTGAAAGAGCGTGAGAAAATTCGCTATCGCCTGAGCATCAATCACCTGTCGTTTGCATGGCTGATTAATATGCTCCGAAAGCGAGGTATTGAAACGAACGGCCCTGTCCTGAGTGCAATTCTCGCAGGGACTCGTAACGGCCCTTCTGTGGACAAGATCATCGCTGAGTCTATCGACATTCTGGACTGGTACGAGCAGCAGATTGGCGGTGTGTCATGAGCAACAGTGCATTTGCCCCGGAAGTGCGAGGACAGGCCAAAGCGTTCAGCTCACTTCTTGCTCGATCTGTCCGAGAGTTTTTCAAGGACGAAACGAACCGCAAGCAGTTCGAGAGCTGGTACGAGCAGAAGTACGGAACACCGTATCAATGGAAACCTATGGTTTGGAGGAACAGATAATGAAAAAGGTATTTGGAGTGTTGGCATTTCTTTCGTTTTTCTACCTGTTGGGTGTAGTTGGTGCGGTGGAGCAAGACACGATGGCTCTCGGCGCAGGCATGGTTCATATGGGTATCGGCCTTGGCTGTTTCTGGTTGTTCTGTGAGCTGTCTGGTGCGTTTTATCCCGCCCCGCCGAGAAAAAGAAAGAGCCGCTGACGGAACTGGTACTTCCATCAACGGCAAGCGTAAAAGCTCAATCTGATTATATCAGAACCTATTATTTTGTAAAGGAGAACTTTATGAATAGCACGATTGCGAAACTCGCAGACGAGTTCGAGAAGATGGAGAAAACCATCGCTTCTCAGAAGAAGATAATCGAAACCCTTATGCCTACGGGCTATGTGGATACCGATACCGTCAAACTTCACCTTAATTCTGTGTATGGTGTCATGTTCGGCGGTCGCCCTTCCCCGAAGCGCTGTAAGTTGGAGGACTGTTCTTGGAACGAGATCAATATGTATTCCTCCTTCGGTCTTGCTGACAAGATGTTTGAGGTCGGTGACACCAAGAAATTCCGTCTGGCTGATGGCTCCTACCTGACTGCCCGTATCATCGGGTTCAACCATGACTACGCTGAGGACGGCAGTCTGACTCACATTACCTTTGAAACCGTTGAAACCCTTGACGGTGACATTCCCATGAATGAGAAGTTCACCAACGAGGGCGGTTGGGACGCTTCTTATCTCCGTGCCAAGCTCAATGGCAACTTCTTCGAGAAGCAGCTTCCCGCTGATCTGAAAGCGGTCATCAAGCCTGTTGTGAAGATTACTGCCAAGAGTGGTAAGAACGAAATGCTGGTTCCTTCCGTTGACAAGCTGTTCGTTCTTTCTGAGCAGGAGGTCTTCGGTCGCAAGATTTATTCCTGCGGCGGTGAGGGTAAGTGGTACGAGTGGTACAAGCGAGAGAACACGCCCTACGGCAAGTGCAAGCAGAATGGTGAGAGGGATTGGAGGTGGGAGCGTTCTCCTTATTCCGGTAACACCAACTCCTTCTGTGATGTGTCCAACAACGGCAACGCCAACTATAGCAGCGCCAGCAACTCCTATGGCGTGTCCTTCGGCTTCTGCATTTGATCGGGTATCTCGTAAATCCCGCCCCGTCAGGGGCGGTGAAAGGAGTGAAAACATGAATGTCAATCGCAAGGTTGGCACTGGCTTTGAAAGAGACTTATGTCTGAGTCTGTCGGGTTGTGGCTTTTGGGCGCACAATCTCGCTCAGAACAGTCAAGGTCAGCCGTTCGATGTGATTGCGGCTCGAAACGGTGTCAGCTATCCCATTGACTGTAAGGATTGTTCCAAGAACATTTTCAAGATGGAGCGTATCGAAGAAAACCAGTTTTCCGCCATGTCTCTTTGGGAAGAAACGGGAAACGGAGAGGGGTGGTTCGCTCTCCGAATGATGAACGGAGCTGTGTACTTTCTGTCCTTCACGGTGATACGCAATCTGTTCTTAATGAAGACCGTTCTCTCTGCGTCTGAAATCAGACAGTTCGGTATCACACTCGGAGAGTGGGTGTCCCAATGCAAGTAACTGTTGGCAATCAGCTCCGAATTGAAAACCCGTCTGAGCAGTTGCTTACATGGTGCAAGAAGCAGCTTATCCTTCCCAATCCTGAGTACGCCAAGAAAGTTCGTATGCACTTTTGGGTCGGCAACACTCCTGAGAAGTTGTACCTGTTTCAATGGGACGGTAACACGCTGGTTCTCCCCTATGGTTGTCTGAATGATGTGTTGGCGATGGACGATTGCAGCATGAAGGTCAATCTCCCCACACCGACCGAGGTGGACTTCGGTTGCACCATTCCGCTCTATGATTATCAAGTGGAAGCCAAGGAAGCCCTGATAACGGCCTACTACGGTATTCTTCAAGCCCCTGCGGGGTGCGGTAAGACACAAATCGGAATTGCTGTTGCGGCAGATACAGGTCGAAGGACACTCTGGCTGACCCATACACGGGATTTGCTCGTACAGAGCAAAAGCCGAGCGGAGCAGTACATGAGTCCTTCTCTGACTGGTACGATCACCGAAGGTAGGGTTCAAATCGGTAAAGCAATCACCTTCGCAACGGTACAGACCATGTGCAACCTCGATCTGAGCCAGTACCGTGATGTTTGGGATTGTATCATCGTGGACGAGTGCCACCGTGTAGCCGGAACTCCGACCGCTATGACGCAGTTCTCAAAGGTACTGAACGCTCTGGCAGCTCGGCATAAGTACGGCCTGTCCGCTACGGTTCATCGAGCAGACGGTATGATTGCCGCCACCTACGCTCTGCTGGGTGGGATTGCCTATCAGGTGCCGGAGGAAGCGGTGAAAGACAAGATCATGACCGTCAGCGTTTTACCCCGTGCCACACATCAAGGACTCAGCCGTGAGTTTTTGGATACGGACGGTACGATCATCTATGCCAAGTTGGTCAATTTCCTCGCTGACCGTTATCCCCGAAATAACTTGATTGTCGCTGACCTCGTAGCAAACCGAGATCACTACAATCTCATTCTCTCCGACCGGCTGACGCACTTGGAAACCCTGATGAACCGTCTTCCGCCAGACCTGAGAAAACAGGCGGTTATGATTGATGGGAAGATGACCACGAAGAAAGCCAAGGCTCTCCGAGAACAGGCCATTGAGGAAATGCGGCAGGGACGCAAGCGGTATCTGTTCGCTACCTACTCTCTGGCAAAAGAGGGCTTGGATATTCCCCGGCTCGACCGTCTGTACCTGACTACACCGCAGAAAGACTACGCTGTGATAACTCAGAGCATTGGTCGTATCGCTCGTACCTTCGAGGGCAAGGGAGAACCCATCGCCTATGACTATGTGGACGATGGTATCCAGTACCTCGTACGAAGCTACAAAAAGCGGTGTACTACCTACCGGAAAGCGGGGTGCAAGTTCATTGACGGAGAGAACTGATATAAAGGTTCTCGTTGCCTGCGAGGAAAGTCAAGCTGTCTGTATTGCGTTTCGGCGTTTGGGGTATGAAGCCTATTCCTGTGACATTCAGGAGTGTTCAGGTGGACACCCGGAATGGCATATTAAAGTGGACGCTCTACTGTTACTCGGACGGTATCTGGTTTTCAAAACCGAAGACGGAAAAGCTCATTATGTTGAGCGGTGGGATTTGATAATTGCTCACCCGCCTTGCACTTTCATGAGTAATGCGGGAGCGTGTCGAATGTATCCTCGTAAGGGTCAAATTGATAAAGCTCGATTCCAAAAGGCGATGGAAGCCAAAGCGTTTTTCCTTCGATTTCTAAATGCTGACTGTGATCGAGTGGCTATTGAGAACCCCCGCCCTCTCAAAATCGTTGAATTGCCAAAAGAAGATCAGCGAATACAGCCATATCAATTTGGCGACCCGTGGAGTAAACTCACCTATCTTTGGCTGAAAAATCTTCCGCCGTTGGTTTACACCAATGTTCTTACAGAATGGAAGCCCTTTGTTCCTGCCGGAACAGGCCGCAAGGCGGGGGGGGACAGCTACGGGGCGAGGATACCTCACAATTCCAAAGCCCGTTCAAAAACATTCCCCGGTATTGCGAACGCTATGGCGCAACAATGGGGTGCAGTATTAGGAGGTGATACCGCTGAACCTTGAACCATTCATTTTCGACTGCGAGGTGTTTGCCTACGATTGGCTTTTTGTCTTCAAAAACAAGGTCACGGGGGAATACACCGTTATCTGGAATGACAATGAAGCGGTCGAACAATTCATGACCCAAGAACCCCTGTTGGCAGGGTTCAACAATAAGCACTATGACCAATTCATTCTGAAAGCGGTTCTCTCAGGCTTCACGCCGGAGGAAATCAAGGCGGTCAACGATTTCATTATCGTTGGTGGTCACGAGGGCTGGGAGTACGCCCCTCTCCGTGACTGTGGGATTTTCTTCGATCAATATGACCTGATGGACGATTGCCAGATGGGGTTGTCCTTGAAAGCAATCGAAGCGCACCTCGGAATGGACATTCGTGAAACCACCGTTCCGTTTAACATCGACCGCCCTCTGACTGAGGACGAGAAGCGAGAGGTCGAGTTCTACTGCCGCCATGATGTTGACGCAACCGACAGGTTGGACGATCTTCGTCAAGGCTACCTGTCCAGTAAGCTCACGCTGGGTCGTGAAAAGGGGCTGTATCCAGCAAAAGCCCTCTACATGACCAACGCCAAGCTGACCGCTGCTTACCTTGACGCAGAGCAAAAGCCACACTATGACGAGCGGGAATACCAGTATCCGCCGAAGCTGCTTCGTCAGTACATTCCGCAGGAAGTGTTCGACTTTTTTGAACGGTTGAAGGACAAGAGTATTCCTGACGAAGTGGTGTTCAAGGAAAAGCTCGATCTGATGGTAGGCGGCTGTCCTTGCACCATCGCCTACGGTGGTATTCACGGGGCTATCCCATGTTACCGAGAGGAAGCCACGGAAACCCGCTCTATCCGCAACAAAGATGTTGCAAGTTACTATCCACACCAGATGACCTTGAACGGTTATTGTAGCCGAAATATCCCCTCTCCCGATGTGTATGCCGCTACCATTGAACGGCGTGTTAAAGCAAAGAGAGCTGGTGATAAGGCTACGGCAAACGCTTTGAAGCTGGTGCTGAACACCACCTACGGCGCTATGCTGAACCGCTACAACGACCTGTATGACCCGCTTATGGGGCGCTCGGTCTGTATCTCAGGCCAGTTGCAGTTGCTCGAAATGGCGGAACATCTTGTTCAGGACTGTCCCACCTTGAAGATCATTCAGCTCAACACCGATGGTATCATGGTCAGCCTTGATGACTGCGATGTGCCGATGTATCAAGAGATCACGCAGGAGTGGCAGGACAGAACCGGCTTTGAGTTGGAGGAAGACCTTATCAAGATGATCTGTCAGAAAGATGTGAACAATTATGTCGAGGTTCCCTTCGAGGGCGACCCCAAAATTAAGGGTGGCGTTCTCGTTCGTGGGATTGCCCCGGCAGGAGCGTTCAACATCAATAACAACGCTTGTGTGGTCGCCAAGGCGGTCAAGGATTATCTGGCCTACGGCGTTCCGGTCGAAGATACCATCATGAGCTGTGACCGCCTGCTGGACTTCCAGTTGGTCGCCAAGGCCGGGAGTAAGTATGGTGACGCTCTCCATGAGGTAGACGGTCAGATGGAGGTCGTGCAGAAGGTCAACCGGGTATATGCCACGGAAGATCATCGGTGCGGAACCCTCTATAAAATCCATCTCGGTACTGGCAATCCAGTCAAGATTGCTGGACTCCCCGCAAAATGTGTCGTAGACAACGACAATCACCTGACGATTGATGTGGTTGACCGTGACTGGTATATCCGGCTGGCACGGCGTTATGTCCGAGATTTCCTCGGAGAGAAGCCGCCCAAGCGAAATACCCGCAGAGTCAATTCCATCAAGAAAAAATTATTAGAAATGTTGGAGGTATAAATATGGCTACTACCAAGAAAGCTGCTGAGACTGCGGCGGTGGATTATTCCACCATGAATGTGTTCAAGAAGTTGCAGCTTGCCCGTGTACGCTTCCTTGAAGCTGGCGTGGATAAGAGCGGCAAGCACATGAAGCTCGAATATAAGTATTTCGAGCTGGCGGACATTGTTCCCAAGGCCGAGCAGATTTTCCTTGAAATCGGTCTGATGATGGTTCCGTCCATGTACGGAGACAAGGCGACCGCTCGTGTCTACAATGTCGATGACCGTGAGGACTTCATTGACTTCGTGGCACCGTACACCCCCATCGCCCCCATCGTGTCCAACGCTGGCAATCAGGTCACAAACGAAATGCAGGCGACCGGCAGCTCCATCACTTACATTCGCCGCTACCTGTGGCAGCTCGTTCTTGACATTGTGGAGCATGACAGTATCGACAGCGGCGAGTTTGACACGACCCCCGCACCCGCTCCCACCGTCACCAAGAAGCCTCCTGTGACCACTGAACAGCGTCAGGAGATCAAGAAGGAACTGACCGGCGCTCCTGCTGGTGCTGCCACCGAGGAACAGGTAGGTACGCTGAAAAGTCTGCTGAAAAAGCTCATGGATATTGACGCAGAGCAGGAACAGTTCGTGCAGACCATCGCCATGAAGACCGAGGGCTTTTCCAAGATCGAAGCCGACAAGTGTGACGCTCTGATCGAGGGCGTGAACAATATGCTGGCTGGCTACGAAATGAAAACGGTAAAGGAGGGCTAAGGCATGATTGAAATTGATTGCCGTAAGTGCGTCAATGCAGACTTGGAAGCGGATTGCTGTAAGCTCTACGGTAACAACCCTGATACTGCCGTTCGGGAATGTGCCGCTGACGAATTTGTGAATTATAAGGAGGTAAACAAAAATGGAATGGCTTGACGGCAACAAAATCCAGATTATCCCTCCCAAGCGTCCGAAGAAGCTGACCGGTACTCGCTTTGCCACTATCCTCGGCCTGAACCCGTGGTCTACGCCGTTCGAGATTTGGTGTGAAGTGACCCGCACCTATCAGAAGCCGTTCGAGGACACGATCTACACCATCGCCGGTAAGACCATTGAGCCTAAGCAGGCTGAGTACATGAAGCAGACCTACTTCATGAGCAATCTGGTCACACCGACCGACATTTGGGGCAAAGACTACTTCCGTCAGACCTACGGCGACTTCTTTAGGGAAAGCCCCGTTCTCGGCGGTATGTGGGACTACTTGCTCTATGGCAAAGATGGTAAGCCCACCACCGTCCTCGAAATGAAGACTTCCAAGCGTGTCGAGGACTGGAAGGACGATATTCCTGAGTATTACGCTTTGCAGGCGGCGTTGTACGCTTACCTTCTCGGCGTGGACGAAGTTATCATGGTCGCTTCCTTCCTCGAACCCAAGGATTACGACAATCCTGAGAAGTTCGTGTGTAGCGGTGAGAACACCATCACTCGCCCCTTCAAGGTGTCCGAGCGGTATCCTGACTTCGAGAAGAAGTATGTAAAGCCTGCTCTGAAATGGTGGAAGGACTTCGTTGAGAGCGGCATTTCTCCCGCCTTTGACGAGCGCAAGGACGCTGAAATTCTGAAAGCTCTCCGCACCAACAACCTGTCCCCCGAAACGGACATGGCGGCGCTGGTCAAGGAAGCCGAAGACCTGAAAGACACCATGGAACGGATTTTGGCTCATGAAGGTATCCCGGACATGGAAAAGCGGTACAAGGTTGTGACTGACATGATTAAGAAAGCCGCAATCGCTCAATTCCGTGACGGTGACAAGAAGGTGTCTATCGCTGGTTCTGCCTATAATTGGGAAGTCAGCCGTACTTCCACCACGAAGATCGACAAGGACGCTATGAAAGCGGACGGTATTCTGGCGAAGTACATGACCACTGAGGACAGCTACCGCATTTCCCCGAAAGCCTTGAAAGAAGGTGCGTAAAGTGGCGCAGAGTATGCAGAGATTGAGCAAAGATGATTTGCTCAAACTTCTCGACCAGTATGCCGATGACGATTTTGTTGGGGTTTTGTTCACAGCAGCTCGTGATATTCACTCTGACCAGTCCACCATCTTCGTATTCTATGACAAAGTAACGGAGGTTTAATTATGAAATTTTCCAAGTTCGTGAAGTCCCTCGCCCCTGATGGCGGCGCTATCTATGAGTACATGGACGAACGCTGGCTTGCTTCCCCGTCCGTACTTATGCTCATTCCCGATGGTATCCGCAGCGTGACCGGGTACAGCAACGAGAAAATGCCTGATGGCATTGGTCGCCTGATTTCTCAGGTCGGTTGCACCGAGTACGCTACGCTGGTCAAGGCAATTATGCCTGAGCCGGACGGCGCAATCAAGGATTGTGTTCGTATCTTCGCCACGCAGGACAGCACCATGACCATTCCCATCACCAATGATGACTGGTCGCTGATCGAGAAGTCTGATTTCTGCGAAATCTTGTACGCTTACGATCTGGAAAGCGACAAGAGCGTACCGAAAGCCCTGCTGGTCAAGCAGTACGCCAAGTACCCTGATGACGAAGACCAGTTGGTTGGTATCATCTTCCCCTGTGAGTACACAGAACAGCTCAATTTCTACACCATGAAGGAGAACAAGTGATATGAAAGCGATGTTGAGTCAGCCGATGGCTGGTAAGACCCAAGAGGAAATCGTTGCCACTCGTGAAAAGGCTATCGCCGCTCTGAAAGAGCAGGGATACGAAATCGTGAATACTCTGTTTACCGATGAATGGTACAGCAGTGAAAGCATGAAGAAGCGGGGCGTGGTGCAAATCCCTCTGTGCTTCTTAGCAAAATCTCTGGAAAACATGAGTCTGTGTCACGCCGCATATTTCTGTCACGGTTGGGAGAAAACCCGTGGTTGCCGTATCGAGCATGAAGCCGCCTGTGCTTACGGCTTGACCGTAATCTACGAAGACTGATACAACATTTTGAACAACGAATAGGAGGACAAAAACAATGGCTAAAATCGGACTCACCGAGGGTTTCACCCTCATTCCCGAAGGTACTCATGTCTTTCAGATTACCGATGTGAAGTACAAGGAAGACTTCGGCAAGCTGGAAGTCTATATGCAGACGCAGACCGGCAGTAAGCACATCGAGCGCTTCTCTCTGCTGAAATCCGATGGCTCTCCCAACGAGGGTGCATACAACGCTTTCAGCTACTTCGCCAAGACTGCCCTCGGCAATTTCGATCTGACCGAGATCGACCACACTGACCTGATTGGTCACTTCATCGAGTGCGATGTGGAACATGATGTTCAGGAGAACAAGAAGAAGCCCGGACAGAACATTACCTTCGTCCGTCTGGCCGATAAGCGCCCCTCTGAGGGCTGGGGCGGCTCCGGTAATACGGTTGCTACCCCCACCACTAAAACCGCTCCTGCGGCTTCTCAGACCGCTCCTAAGACCCCGATGGATTTGGCAGCTCTCCTTGGCTGATGCCGAGTGCGAGGGAGGGCTAATTTGAAAAGCTCTCCCTCGCCAATGGTATGTTGAAAACTATGTTGAAAGTGAGGATAAGCTACAATGGCAAAAGCCTATATTTGTTCACTCTCCAAGGTTCAGCGTCATGCTGAAATCTGCAAAGAGATCAACAATCTCTATGAGCGCAAGAACCATGACTACGGTGACAGCTTTCACCAGACCTTCGTTGAAGAAGGAATGGCGATGGCTCGTATCCGATTGGGAGATAAGTTTAGCCGCTTCAAAACCCTCTCCCGTAGCGGTGAGCAGAAGGTCAATGACGAGTCTATCCGAGACACCCTGATTGACCTCGCCAACTACGCCATTATGACGGTGCTGGAAATGGAGGTTGCGGAAGATGTTGCAGATTAAAACCATTCGGAACCGTCTGGACAATCCCACCCTCTTTGACGATGAAGTAAATGCGGCTCTGCGTGATGGGTGGACTCTGAAAAAGAGAACCGTTATACGGCCTATCGGCCAGTCCGAGTCCGTCTATATGCACACGATGTTGTATGCAGAGTTGGAAAAGGAGGTCGCTGACGATGACGCTGAATGATTATCAGAAAGCTGCCGAGCGTACCTCCGGCAACCTGACTTCGTGGGATAAGGTTCGCAACGGCTGTTACGGTCTGAACGGCGAAGCCGGAGAGTGCATTGACATTCTGAAAAAGACCGAGTTTCAGGGTCATGCTTTCGACCCGATGAAGATGGTTGACGAGTTGGGCGATGTTCTCTGGTATGTCGCACAGTTGGCGACCGGCTTGGGTGTGACCCTCGAATATGTGGCACAGCACAATGTCGATAAGCTGCTGGCTCGTTACCCTGACGGGTTCGACAGCGAAAAGAGTATCCATAGAAAGGAGTACGAAAATGCCTGACTGCTTCTCCAAGTCCGAAGTGACTGATTTCATGAACTTCATGAAGCTGCCTGACGGAACCTCTGTTGTTTCCGATGACATGATGGAGTACCTGATGGCTTACGGCTTCTTCACCGCCCCTGCTTCCACCAAGTACCACGGCAATTACGAGGGTGGTCTTCTGAACCACTCCCGCATGGTCACGGAATACCTTCTGGCGCTCACTCAGGCCAATCACCTGATCTGGCGCAAGGCTCGTTCTCCCTTCATCGTGGGTATGTTCCATGACCTGTGCAAGATCGACCAATACCGCCACCCAGTAACAGGCCACATTGAAGAATTTAATGGTGGTTGTACGCCAATCTATGACGAACAGGCGTGGGAGTACAACCCCGACACCCTTCTGAAAGGTCACGGCGATAAGTCCGTCATGCTTCTCTCTCAGTTCTACACGCTGACTGATGAAGAAATTATGTGTATTCGCTACCACATGGGCGCTTTCACCGACAAGTCCGAGTGGAATGACTACACCAGAGCAGTCAGCCAGTACCCGAATGTGCTGTGGACACACCAAGCCGATATGCTGGCAAGCCATGTTGCGGGGGTGTGAAGTATGTATATTCCCACAGTTTCTTTCGATTTCGATGGTGTAATTCATTCCTACCGAAGCGGGTGGAAGGGTGCCGCTGTTATCCCCGACCCTCCCGTAGAAGGGATTAAAGAGGTCATTGAACAACTCATAAGCGATGGTTTATGTGTGGTCATCTGTTCTTCTCGTGCGGAGTCCTTTGAGGGGCAGACGGCGATTGCTGAATGGTTGAAACACTACGGATTTCCTATGGTGCAAATTCAAGCAAGAAAAGTTCCCTCCATCGTTCATGTCGATGACCGTACAATCTGTTTCGATGGCAGAGCAAACAGCCTCTACGAACAGATTATCAACTTCAAACCTTGGTATGAAAGGGAGTTTGAAAGTGAAAATCATTGAACCTTCTGTGGAGCTTATCAATGCTCCCGATTATAAGACCCTTCTGACCACTGTCGAAGCCGCAGGGCGCACTTGCTACAAGTCCGAGGACAAAATCACGGACGGAAGCGCAGAGAAGTTCGTCCGGGGCATTATCAAGCGGGGTCACGAAGCTGTCATTGAGCATGGCTCTCTCACTGTCCGCTTCATCTGCGACCGGGGCGTGAGCCATGAGATTGTCCGTCACCGTCTGGCGGCGTTCTGTCAGGAGTCTACTCGGTACTGCAATTACGGTAAGGAGGGCTTCGGCGGCGAGATCACCGTCATTCGTCCCTCGACATTCGCCAAGACCGACTCGACTTACCACATCTGGAAGCGGTCGTGTGAGAACGCCGAGGTTGCCTACTTCGATCTGCTGAACGAGGGTTGTACCCCGCAGGAAGCTCGATCTATCCTTCCGAACAGTCTGAAAACCGAGGTGGTCATGACCGCCGATCTCAGAGAATGGCGGCATTTCTGCCGTATGCGTTGCCCCGTAGCGGCTCACCCTGATATGCGGGTCGTTGCCAATATGCTCCTGACCCTGCTGAAACAGACCTATCCCGTCTTCTTCAAGGACATTGAGGTATGAGGATTAAGAAAGCTGGCGGCAAGGTGTTCGGTGCGGTCTTAACTGCCGCTGAGAAGAAAGCGATGGACATGGAAATCAATCGTCAGATCGTGGAAGCCGACAGGCGCTACGCCGATGACATTGACGCTATGGTGCTTTACACCCTCCATGTTCACCTTGGTTTCGGCAAGAAGCGCCTGCGGAAATTCTATGACGCTTTCTCCGCCGAGCATGACCGCCTTATCCAGTATTATCAAATGCCGGACGATTACACATGGCTCTGCAAAGAAATGTTGAAGCGTATCGGCGTTGATGTTGAAGCATGGAACAAAGAAAGGAAAAAACCCGATGAAACTGAAAAGCATTAACGGTAAAGTGCCGTACATCATGGCTGCTGGAAAGGACTTCGTGAAAGATGAAATGTCGCTGGCGGCGGCAGAGCAGATTTGTTCCCGTGGAACACAGACCGCCAGCAAGCTCTTTCCCGATTTCCCCATCTGCGTAGATGGCAAGTTCTATTTTGCTGGAACCTCGACAACGCCCAAGTCCAGCAAGTCTAAGACCCCTTGCGGGGGCTGAGATTTTCAATCTTCCTGTGGTTCGTCACCATTGTCGCAGTCCTTTGTCTGAAATTACCCACGGTTGAGGTCGAAAAACCTTCTCCCGTTGTCGAGGTGGTAGAGGTAGTCACCCCGGAGCCAGAGCCGGAGGTGACACCTCAGCCGTGGACAGACGAGGAAGTGATTGTACTGGCGAAAATGCTATGGGGAGAAGCCAGAGGGGTCAGCTCTAACGCTGAGAAAGCCGCTTGTGTGTGGTGTGCGCTCAATCGTGTTGATCATGGCTACGGCGACATTATAACGGTCGTGACTACACCTAAACAATTCGTAGGGTACAACGAGGAAAACCCGGTCGATGATGGTTTGATTACTCTCTGTATAGATGTGCTGACTCGCTGGTATGCAGAGAGAGAAGGTCAGGTTGAGGTCGGTCGTGTCCTCCCTGCGGATTACCTGTGGTTCTCTGGCGATGGCGAGAGAAACCACTTCCGCAACGCCTACCGTGGCGGCGATAGATGGGACTGGTCTTTACCGAGTCCGTATGAAAGCTGAGGTAAGCCTATGAGCTATTTGAATATACCCGCTGAACTCCGAGAGGAAAAGGCATGGGTCAATGTATGGGAAGGGTCAAAGGTTCCCATGCAGGCCACCGTGAGAAAGGCGGCTTCTTCCTCTAATCCTGATACATGGTCAAATTATATTGACGCTGAACACAATGTCCAGCACGGCTACTATGACGGTCTTGGCTATGTGTTTCACGACACAGGGGTTGTAGGTATCGACATTGACAATGGCTTTACTGATGGGCTTCTAAACCCGCTGGCGGCTGACATTATCGGTCATTGCCAGTCCTACACGGAAAAGTCCAGAAGCGGGAGAGGGGTTCACATTCTCGTTCGTGGTAAGTTGCCCTTCAAGGGCAAGAACAACCGTGCCGCCGTGGAGATTTACAAGAGCAATCGGTACTTCATCATGACCGGCGAGGTTTTGATCTTCTCCGAGATTGTTGAAAACCAGTCAGCGATTGACTATGTGATCGAGAAGTATTTTCCCGACACGCCGAAGGAAAGTAGCTCAGGTACGGTCGCCCCTCAGCGTATCTATTCTCCCATCTACCGCCGCCCTGAAAACGGCAAGCTGCATTTGAAGCCTGAATACCCACCCATTACACAGGGAAGCCGGAACCTCAGCCTAACTTCTCTGGCGGGTCAGCTCCATAACCAAGGATACACCAAAGCAGAGATTTACAAAGAGCTGTTGTACGCAAATCAACAGGCTTGCAAGCCGCCGCTCCCTCAGTCCGAGGTCGAGTTGATTGTTAACAGCGTGACCAGATACAGGAGGTAATTATGAAACCTTATCAGCGTGGCGATGTTGTTGTCATTGATGTTCCCATGCTTGCCAACAGTCATATTCAGGCCGGCAAGCGTCCGTGGGTGGTTGTGCAAAACAATGTCGGCAATCAGTTTTCTTCCACCAGCATTGTCGTTCCCCTGACCACTAAAATCAAGCGGCTGGAATTGCCGACCCATGTGGCTGTCACTTGGGGTTCTTTACAGCCGAGCATGGTTGAGTGTGAACAGGTGCGTGTCGTAGATGTGTCCGATGATTGGGAGTACATCTGCACCCTGCCGCCTGAGATCATGCGTCATGTGGACACCGCTTTGAAGAACGCTTTCTTCTATGGGGAGGTGTAAATAATGACAAAACTCGAATATGACAGTTTGCAGATGGCGCTATCTGCCCTACTTGATAAAGAGCGGATATATCGCAAGCGTATAAGCGGTAGTGAACAAGATGGTTATAAGATGGGTGTCCGAGCTTGTAAAAGCGCACTTTCCAACTTTAATCCAAACAGAAAAGACAAGAAAGGTGAAATCCATGAGTGATGAAGTTATGACAGCTCCCGAAGAACAAGCTCTTTTCCAGCTCTCTAACGGTCGTTACATCATGGACGAAGCTCAGTCTCGTGTGATGTTTCAGATTAAGGAAGCACAGCCGGAGCATAGCCACCCGATCAGCGGCACGGGGTATTCGTGGGACGAGTCCGGCATGGCGGAGTTGTTCTCCGAGTGCTACAAGAATGATACCCGCTACTGCCCCGAAGCGAAAAGCTGGTTCACCTACTCCGAGGGGGCATGGCGCAAGGACACGGGTTCTCTGCTGGTAGCGGAAAAGATCAAAGAGTTCTGCCGCCTGATGGCTCTCTACTGCGGTGAGATTGCCAACGAGGAACGGCGTTCCGAGTACATGAAGTTCATCGTGAAAATGGGCGACCGGCGCTTCCGTGACCGGCTGATGAAGGACGCTGCCAGTGTGCTTCCTATCGCTTCGGCGGAGTTTGACGCAAATCCTTACCTTATCAACTGCAAGAACGGAACTTTCGACCTCGAAAAGATGGAGTTCCGGGAGCATGACTGGAAAGACTTCCTAACCATGCAGACCAATTTCAACTACACCTTGCAGGACGCACGGTGTCGCCGCTGGGAGAAGTTCGTTGCAGAGGTCACTTGTAATGACGAAGACAAGGCTGATTATCTTCAAAAGGCGCTGGGGTACTCCATGCTGGGTATGGCGAACGAGGAATGTATGTTCATTCTCCATGGCAAGACCACTCGCAACGGCAAGTCCACCATGCTCTCGGCAATTCACCACCTTCTCGGTGACTATGCTTCTGTGTCCCCCGTGTCGATCATCTGCAAGGCAGAACGCTCGAAGAACGCCGAAGCAGCGAACCCCATGCTGGCTTCCCTGAAAGGCAAACGGTTCGTCACGATGGCTGAGAGTAACCAGTATGGCAAGCTGGACGAGGAAACGATTAAGCAGCTCACGGGCGGAGAGGAAATCAAAGCCCGGAACCTCTATGAGACTGCTACAACCTTCCTGCCGCAGTTTACCCTTTGGCTTTCCTGCAACGATCTTCCCACCGTTAGCGATAAGTCCCTGTTCGCTTCCGATCGTGTGCGGGTCATTGAGTTCAACCGCCATTTCACCGAAGCGGAACAGGACAAGAACCTGAAAAATGAGTTCCAGACACAGGAAGCTATGCAGGGCATTTTCGCTTGGCTGGTTGCCGGGTACTTCAAGTACAAGCGGTTCGGCCTGAAAATGTCCCCCGCCATGCGGAAGGTGGTCAACCAGTACGAGCGTGACAACGATCTGTGCTTGCAGTTCCTCGAAGAACGCTGTGAGCAGGCTGAGGGGGTCAACACCCGCTCGAAGTCTCTGTTTGACGCTTACAAGATTTGGTGCAAGTCCAATGGATACTTCGCCTGTTCCGCCAAGCGGTTCAACGCCGACATGGAAACACACCCTGAGTGGCACGGCGGCAAGGTCGTGTATCAGGGCTACCCCGTCTACAAGAACCTCAGACTGAAAGGAGCGTCTTAATGAACCGGTCATGTAATTCTATCCTCTGCCGTTTCGGTATCCACACAGCAGACCCGTATGTTCACATTCAGGTCAGGTGTCGGAATGGTTCTCACCGTTGGCAGAGCAATTATGAAGTCTGCAAGCGTTGTGGTAAGCGGCTGAGAAAAATCCGCATTACAAAGGAGCGTCCGTGATGAAGTGGAAAAGGATTAAGTGTTTCCTGACTGGCGGACACCGCCTGTACGATAAGAACCTTCAAACCATTCATGACACAAATGGGTGTCACTTCATTAACTACTGCGTGAAGTGCGGTAAGGTGTTCGCTGCGTTCATGGCAGAAGCTGAACTGAATGGCCTGATCGACCGAGACATTGAGCAGTTCAGAAAGGAGAGATTGTATGATCGCAACGACTGAGGAACAACGCCTACTGGAAAAGTGGCAGAAGAAGCTATGTTTGCAGGAGTGGCGCATAAAGCTCGTCACTCACCTTCGCCCCGAAGAAATGTCCGTCAGTAATGCGACTGGGTGTACGGATTGGTCGGAGTCCATCAAGACCGCTCGTATCGAGATCATCAACCCCGCCTGCTATGGCGACCGCATTGTACCGTTCAACTTTGAAAAGACATTGGTGCATGAGTTGTTGCACCTGAAATTCTCTTTCTGGTGCCAGGACGAGTACAGCGTAGCTGATAGGCTTATGCACCAGTACATTGACGATCTCGCAAGAGCTTTGACGGAAGGGGACAGCGATGATGAAGCCTGAATACTGTCCTGATTATGTGGGCGTTGCCTGCGTTGATGGCACTTGCCCTGTTGCCAACTGTGAAGAATACGCTGAGCGGTGTATGCCTGTCATTTCATGTTGCCGGGACTGCTTCTATTATAAGGGCTGTGAAGACTGTGCAATCTCTGACGATTGTGACCGAATGGAGGATAAACATGAGTAAAAAGTGTGTATGCGGTAACGAAATGTTCACCGTCTTCATGTGTCGTAAGTGCGAACACCTTCTGTATGTCGAGGAAGACGAGGACTTTCCTCAGAAGCTCGGAAAAATCGCCGCAAAATCCTGTCCCTGTTGCGGAGAACAGGAAGAAGGTCTGTGGAGACTTCTCGGCAGAGCGGAAGGGTTCGAGGGAACCGTGTTCACGGAGGAAAGCGATGAAGACTGAGAAAAAGAACCTCCGCCGTATTTCCATCGTAGTCACGGCGCAGACCAAGGGAAACCTTGAACGGCTGGCGGCGGTCTGCGGATACTCAGAGATTGGTCGGGTGGTTGACAAACTCACCCGTGAAAAGATGATCTCCCTCCATGACTTTGAAAGAAAGGAGAAGCACTATGAATGATGTAATGGAGCAAATCAAAACGCTTTCTGCCACCTTGGACGAGGAAACCACCCGCTTTCACCATACCGGCAGACTGCTGTTACTGGGTTCCTACGAGAGTGTATTTCTGAAAGCGGTCAAGCGCAAGGCTGATCTGTTGGGTATTGACTGTGACCTCACTCAATATCCCTGCCCTCCATACAAGGCCGTGGTAGTGGACAGAGAAACCGTCCCGTCTGACATTAAGCTCGCCGCCGAGGTTGACATTGACCACTCCTACTCACAGGGAATGTCATCGGTGTCTCAGGCAACTTTGGCGCTCCTTCTTGCGTTGGACTTGGTTCACGCTAAGGACATTACCATTGTAGGCCGGGGTCATGCCGTTCAGAACTTGGCAAAGTACCTCACCCTCGGTAACGCAACGGTGACGGTAGCGCATTCCAAAACCAAGAGTCTCTTGCAGGCCACAATGAACCGTGATGTGGTGATTTACGCCACGCCGACTATCACGAAGGACATTTCCTACAACACCCGTGATCTGGTCATCGACCTCGGCAACAGCGTTCCCCACCCTGACCGCTTCAACTGCCCCTATGTGAACAGGATTGGTCAGCTCACCGTGAGTGTGTTGCTCAACCGCTTTGCGAGAAAGGAGCATAGAGCATGAGTGACATTCTGACAACTATCGCCGCCGTTGAATGGATTATTGTTGGCTGCCTATTCCTCTGGCGACTGCGCCACTGGAACCGCCGCTTTTCGGAACTCTATGACGAGTTGCGAAAGGAGATCGACCATGGATAAGGAAGACGCTCACATTGTCATAGCGATGGCAAATCATAACATGAATGTCACCGATGTTGCCCGTGCTATTTTCGCACACAGAAATACCGTTCTCTATCACTTGAACAAGGTGAAGCAGCAGACCGGGTTAGACCCTCGGCGGTTCTATGATTTGGTCGAGCTGGTGAGAATGGCTCAGGAGGTGTTGGAAAGTGGGTCTTGATATTACGGTCATGGAACGCAAAGATGTCCGCTGCCCTCATTGTGGTGAGGTCGTCAATACGGTAGATGTTGCCAGCACCGACAGCGGCGGTAGTCTTTGGTACGACTTTCTGGAAAAGCTCGGCTACTATGTTCCTTATGAGAAGCGAACCAAGGAGAACGACTGGTACGGCAAGGACATGGTTCTTGACAACGAGCAGGCAAAGCAGCTCGCCGACTATGCCGTGAAAAAAGAGGTCTACAACTGGGACGGCGTGGAGTGGATTGTGACGGAAGCACTCGCCCACGGAAACAAGGTGGTCATCAACGCCGACTGGTAGTTAGGTGACAAAGGTGATAAAGGTGAATGTTTTTGCAAAGACTTTTTTCAAATTGGCGTGTTTTGAAAAATTGTTTTTCGTATTTTAGGTGAGTTAGGTGAGTAATCAGGCATAAATGCCTATAACTCTCTCTTATACGCGCGTATATAGAAATAGTTATAGGGAAATGCACCCGATTACTCACCTTTATCACCTTGGCGACTTTGAAAGGAGAAAACGACTATGGCAGATGAAATTGTGGAAAAGCGTGGTCGGGGCAGACCGAAGGGTACTGGCGGAAATAAGCGGCCTGACAGAACTGACGCTCTGAGCGTTCACATGGAGCCGGGTGAAAATCGGAAATATATTACCCACTCGCTGAGAATGTGGGATTGGGAAACCCCTGACATGAAGGAGCCTGCACAGGTCAAGGAGCGCATTGGTCAGTATCTTGAAATCTGTGCTGAGGACGATATGAAGCCGAGTGTGGCAGGAATGGCATTGGCTTTCGGAGTACACAGGAAAACACTGTGGGCATGGGCTAATGGTATCGACAGCGACTATTTACCCCCCGCAAGCCGTGACCTTATAAAAAAAGCGTATCAATTTTTGAACGCACAAATGGAAGATTACGCACAGAACGGAAAGGTCAATCCCGTCACGGCGATCTTCCTCATGAAGAACCATTTCGGCTATGCGGACAAGCAGGAGGTCGTATTGACACCCAACCAGCAGCTCGGAGATCAGGTTCCCGCCGAGGACTTGGAGAAAAAGTATCTCGAAGATGTGGTGGGTGCGTCCAGCGACTATGACCCGGAAGACTGAGCGACTTTCACGACTTTTGCGACTATGGCTTACGACTATGCCGAGCGACTTTGTGACTTTCGCCCGAACGACTTTGCGACTTTCCGGCGAGGGTCTGCGACTATGATAGAGCTGCCGATCTCCCGCTCCGGGGTCGGCGGCTTTTTCTTTCCCGGCTGATCGGCGGCGGGTTTCACCGGGGCGGCGTGGGCGCTGCCGGGGTTCCGGCCTGATCTGGGCAGCGTTTTTCACCCTTTATAATGTATAGTGCAAAAAAGTGTAGTTTTTCAGACGGTTGCAAGCGTCAATAAAAAACTTGATAAAATATCAATAAAACACTTGACAATCAATAAAACACTTGATATACTCTAATCATCAATAAAACACTTGATACTGATTGATGAAGGGAGTTTTGACAATGTTAAGAACAAATAGCAAGAAAGCCGTCGAAAATATCCGGGTGTATATCGTGGATAATTTCACGCCGGAAGGGTACACGGACAACCCGCCGCAGGAGTTCCCCAAGATCGCCGCTTTTATCCTCGACACATTCAGAAGTGAAAAATATAGGTGTCCGCAAGATGTCCGCTATTATCACGGAAATGAAGCCGCTGCTTTTGCTGACTGGTGCGCCGGTCTGCCGTCTGTCCTCGATACCTTGTATTTTTACAATCGTTCGGCGGTTGATGACCTCGGCGCAATCCTCGAAGAAACAGAGCAGGAAAAAGCCCGGTACACCGAACAGCAGGCCGAACAGCTTTTAACAAGCCTGATTTACAGAGAATTACAGAAGGGAGAGCGGAAAGCATGAGAAAGTACAAATTAAAAGAGCTGCGGGAGCTTGTGCGGCTCGGAGTGGCTGAGAATTACACCAATAAACCGAGCGAATATATTTACACGCTCCGCAGGCTCGAAAAAGTGGGCTATTCTACGGGCATTTATGGTATCAATGGCGGATTGGTCGAAGATACCGAAACCGGGCAGTTATACGCTATTATTGGGCGTTGCTCTAATCTGTTTATTTTGTTTTAAGGGGGTTATATTATGGTTAAGTATGATAATTGCAAGAATTGCGTGAGCCATTGCGAACACGCCGGAAAAGATCGAGAGTTTATTTGCCCCGGTGGAAAGTCTTGCAAGGTGCTTTACACGCCTGAGAGAGTAGCGAAAGCGGCGGCGGATTTTGTAGGGGCTATAAAGCTCATAGCTACCAAGCCGGACAACCTCGACAACCTTGAAAGCTATCTTTCTCACCATTTCCCGGAATGGGTCAGCAGATGGGCAAATAGCCCGGAAGACCTCGCCGCAGAGATGAAGGAATTTGCAAGAATGGAAATATAAAGGCGGTGGAAGCGTGTATATTGTATTGTTAATTCTCCTGCTGCCGGTTCAAATCCTGATTGAAATACTGAAATTGAATAAGTGAACGCCGCCCCGGTGCTATTCCGGGGCGGTTATTTTTGCGCTTTTCCGGCCTGATCTGAACGGCGTGAACGGGTGACGGGGGCGGGGGATATGCCAGCGGCAGCGAGGGCGGGGTAAGCTGAAAAATACCCGCAAAAAATAAAAAGGTCAATTTCAAGAAAACGCTTGACAATAAAACACTTGATATGTATAATAAAGCCGAGGTGATAAACATGAGAGGTCGAGAAATCCTGAAAGAGATCATGGCTTCCAAGTCTCTTTCCAATGCTGAACTCGCAAAAAGACTCAATGTCTCTAACGCTACGATTTGGGAACGTTTGAACAACAAAAATGTCAAGGACATTCCCGTGTCCCTGCTGACCACCATGCTCAGAGCGATGGATTATAAGGTCATTGTTGTTCCTGCCAATACCCGTCTGCCGGAAGGAGGTTTTGAAGTTGAATGACGCATACAAACTCGTTCCTCACGGCGAGGTCATCAAGAAAGACAGCACCGTGGTCATTCCGTCCATCTTCATGTTCAAGGGCGGAGCGGGAGAGTGCTATCCCTTCCTGAAAATGTGTAGGGACAATAACTGCATTGTTCACTTCAAAAACGAAAATCTGACCGTTTACCCTGATCGGCAAGATGACAGCGTATCCTTGAAACTTCTCATTTATCTTGCGATTGCAGGAAGTCATGAGTTTGGCGATGACTTCATTCGATACCTTAACAACATGGAGAAAATGTCGTGGGAAGCGGTGAGTGTTCAATGAAATACTTCCTTGGTCGTGTGTCCAGCAAGGAACAGAACCTTGCTCGGCAGCTCAAGGTCGCTCGTGAGAAGTTCGATATTCCTGACGAGAATGTGTACTGCGACAAGATCACGGGAAGCAGCTTCGACCGTCCTCAGTACAATGCTCTAAAAGCCATTGTGCAGGAAGGTGATGAAGTCATCGTCAAGGAGTTCGACCGCTTTGGGCGCAACAAGGACGAAATGAAGCGAGAACTGGAATGGTTCAAGCAGAAGGGCGTGATCGTCCGTATTCTCGACATTCCGACCACACTGATTGACTTCAAAGACCAGACATGGGTGCTGGAAATGGTCAACAACATTCTGATCGAAGTTCTTGGCGCTGTTGCCGAGCAGGAGCGTAAGAAGACTAAGCAGCGGCAGGCTGAGGGTATCGCCGCTATGCCGGTTGTCGATGGCAAGCGGGTGTCAGTGAAGACCGGCAGAGGGTTCGGCAGACCCGCTTCCGAAATTGATGACGAGCAGTTTGAAAAACTCGCTCAAAAACAAAAAGACGGTATCATTACCGTGGCGGACTGCTGCCGGGAACTCGGCATTAGTCGGTCTACATGGTATGACCGGGCAAGAAAGGTTGGTTGATCGTGAAGAAAGAAATTAGTCCTCAGAAAAAGAGAGTGGTTTATCTCCTGTGCGGTATCATTATTGCGATAACTATTTTTTCTTGCGTTGCCATTTTGATGTTACCCCCAATGGAGTCTTTTTCTGCTGAGTCTGAACCTCAGACTTCCGAGGAAACCTCGGCAGTCGGTACGGCTACTTTTTATGAAATTTATCAAGCCTATAAGGAAAATGAGCTGGTAGCAGATGATTTATACCAGTATAACCGTTATCGAGTGACGGCAAAAATTAACGGAATGACTAATGACGGGTTGTTTAATCTAACAGGTGGTGCAACGCTGACTCTGGAAACAAAAGTCGATAACACTATCGTCTTCTTTTATGCCGAGTTCGAGAAAGAGCAAGAGGAAAATCTAAAGACAGTCAAAGTTGGAGATACTATCACTTTTGAAGGCAAGTGTCTTGATGCCGGGAATTGGTCGGAATGTGAGTTGGTTACACCATGAAGTTCTTTCTTAACATCATCGGATATTTTCTGATAATCAGTTCTATTTTGCTGGTTCTGGCGTTTGTGATACCGAAAATTCTATAATCGGCTTCTGCAAGGGCAGGAGTGACAGCCATAACGGGCTATCTGTGTAGAAATACACGGGTAGCTCGTTTTTTGTTGGAAAGGAAATGCACATGAATTATGAAAAACTCTCCGGCTCTATCCGAGCCGTGATCGACCGCCGACCGGGAGATAACGGGGCGTACAGCGACCTTTTTTCTCTGTGCCGGGAATGGGAAACCGAGGATTTCTCGGCGGCGCATAAGACGAACAAGGAGCTGCTGGCACTCTCCGCAGATCAGGTAGTCCGTGGCGGCGGGGCGAAGTTCTATGAACAGTGGCGGCGGTGTCTTCTCTTTGAAGCCCCTCATGATTTTGACTCCTTCATGACCTACATCGAACTCGACCGCAAGCCGGAAAAGCGGTTCTATGCCCCCCGCAAGCATTATCTCAGGCCGATGGTGCAGGGGTTCCAAGATGTTCTGGACGGGAAGCTACGCCTTTTGACGATCTCCATGCCGAAACGAGCGGGAAAGTCTCAAACGGGTATCAATTTTGTGAATATGATCTCCGGCAAGTTTCCTGACCGCTCGACCCTGATGGAAGGGACAGGCGATGACCTTGTAAAGAGCTTCTATAATGGTTGTCTGGAATACCTGACAGTCCCTAACGAGTATCTGTTCTACGATGTATTCCCGGACGCACGGCTGGTACAGACCAACGCCGACACGAAGACGGTGAACCTAAAAAGTAAGTCCCGTTTCCCCACCATCATGTGTCGTTCCATTGACGCTCGACAGGTGGGCTTGTCCGAAGCCACCAATGTTCTCTACCTCGATGACTGTGTGGAAGGTCGTGAGGAAGCGAAGAACCGCCAGCGGCTTGATGACAAGTGGGAAGTGATCTCCGGCGATATTATGGGTCGTGCCATTGAAGGTACGCCGATGGTCTTTACCGGCACTCGCTATTCCCTGTATGACCCCATCGGTCGTGTGCAGGAACACGCACAGCGGGAGGGCTGGGCTTGGAGAGCGATTGAGATACCCGCCCTTGATCTCGTGACGGACGAGAGCAATTATGAGTATGAGCGGGAGGGCAAGAAGGTCTTTACCACCGCCTACTTCCGGGAGCAGCGGGAACTTCTGAGCGCAGAGCAGTTTGAGAGCGAGTTCCAGCAACAGCCTTTTGAAGCGAAGGGTCTGCTGTTCAACAAGGACGAGCTGAACTACTTCTTTGAGCTGCCGAAAGACCGTGACCCGGACACCATCATCGCCGTTGGCGATACGGCGGAAAGCGGCTCGGACTCGACCTCTATGCCGGTGGCGATGATATACGGCAATGCTGTGTATATCGTTGATGTGGTCTTTGATGACTCCCCCGCTGAGGTGACGAAGCCGGAATGTGCCAAGTGCCTGATTGAGAACAAGGTTGCTTCCGCCGTCTTTGAGTCCAACAACGCCGGTCAATATTATGCCAGAGATGTTGACCAGATCATTCGTGAGCGTGGATACTCTGTTGGTATCCGCACGAAGCGCACGATCTCCAACAAGCAGACCCGTATCGAGTTCGCTTCCGACAACATCAAGAAGAACTTCTACTTCAAGCACCCCTCCACCTATAAGCGGGGCAGTCAGTATTGGAACTTCATGAAGGAGTTGACCACCTACACCCGGA